TCAATAAGAAGAATGCGGACCGTTTATCTGGAGCGGACTTTGATGGTGATACCGTAATGGTAATTCCTTGCAACTCCACCAAGAGTAAGGTAAAGATTACCTCCACTTCTCCATTAAAAGGTTTGGAAGGTTTTGATACCAAGGATGCTTATGGTGGAACAGTTAAGAAGGATGCTGATGGTGTAGATCATTATTATCGTAATGGTAAAGAGTATAAGATTATGAGAAATACTCAGACAGAAATGGGTAAAGTATCGAATCTGATTACTGATATGACTCTGAAGGGAGCCACACAGGATGAATTAGCGAGAGCAGTTCGTCACAGTATGGTTGTAATTGATGCCGAGAAACACAAACTGGATTATAAGCAGAGTGAAATCGATAACGGTATCGCTTCTCTTAAGAAGAAGTATCAGGGAAATGTGGATTCAGAAGGTCGTTACCATGAAGGTGCATCTACCCTCATTTCAAGAGCAAAATCTGAGACACAGGTTCTTAAGAGAAAAGGTTCCCCGACAATCAATGAAGATGGTTCTTTGTCATACAAGTCTGTTAAGGAAGAGTATGTCGATAAGAATGGAAAAATTCAGGTGAGAACTCAGAAGAGTACAAAGATGGCTGAAACAAAAGATGCCCGTACACTTTCTTCAGGTACCCCCCAGGAAGAAGCTTATGCCGATTATGCAAATTCTATGAAGTCTTTAGCTAACCAGGCTCGTAGGGAGATGATGAGTACAGGTAAAATTGCTTATTCTGCGTCTGCTAAGGCAACTTATTCTGAAGAAGTAAACTCTTTAAATGCTAAGCTGGATTTGGCTTTGGCAAATGCTCCTAGAGAGAGGCAGGCTCAGACAATGGCGAATGCTACTGTTGCGGCTAAGAGAAAAGACAATCCGGATATGACAAAAGCAGAAGTTAAGAAGGCAAGTCAGCAGGCTCTGGCACAGGCAAGGAGTTCTGTTGGGGCTAAGAGATCTAACATCGAAATTACGGATAAAGAATGGGAAGCCATTCAGGCCGGAGCAATTTCTGAGAACAAGCTTACGCAAATTCTGAATAACACGAATACCGATACTATTCGTCAGAGAGCGACTCCTCGTGCAAGCACTGCTCTGAGCACAGCGAAACAGAATAGTATCGCTGCACTTAGCGCATCTGGCTACAGCACTTCAGAGATTGCGGAAGCTCTTGGGGTTTCTTCTTCGACAGTTTCTAAGTATTTGAATGGAAAGGAGTGAACTAAGTAAGATGAGATTTGCGCTTACAACTTTTGATAATCCTTATGATCCGTTTGAACAGTTCACTCAATGGTTCATGTTCGATGAAGAAAAAGGTTATCACACAACTGCTTACCTTGGTCGAATTGCTCGAACATCGGATCAATTATCAGATGAAGAGAACAATAAGGAAGTAGAGCGAGCTATTGATGAGATAATCCGTTATGATTTTCAGAACATCTATCGAAAGATTACAAGTAAATCAGAAACAAATGAACATAAAGAAAAAGCTTCCTAAAAGTGATTTCGTCGGCATATCAAAAGCCGAAACCACCGTGCATAACTAAAAGGGGTATAGGGGGGTGTCTAAAAAACATACCCCCACCCATATCGCGGCGGTCTTTAAAATTTCCCCGGAGGGTATTTTTAGGGAGCCTTTTCAGCTGTTCCAGTGTTTACAAGGGTCTATAACTCATGATATTTGACAACGGTTTCTGTGGGATCGGCTCAAAGTTAGTTCTCCTTTCGTTGAGTAGCATTGTCATGATTTGTAGGTCCTTTTAAATACTGGAAAAGTATGTGAGAACTATCACAGAAGTAACGAACAACTAAATGGAAGGAGGCATCAAC